GAAGACACCAAAGAAGAAGACAACAAAAATGCAAGACCCACGTCTGAAACGGAGTCCGATGATTCGAAACCTAAACCCAATGACACGATATTAGAACTTCAATTAGGCGATGTAATACATATTACCAACCCATTAAACGATGAATTAAATGACCAAACCTTTATTATTGATTATATAGACAAATCAAAGGTATATCTTATTAATACAACGAGTATGAATCGTATTCGCCTTTCTATCACCCCAGATGGAACTCTTGGCGACGGTAATATAACACGTATAGCTATTTTAAGTAGAAGTGATAGTCCTAGTTACGCTCGACAAAACGAATTATTACCGGACACATGGATAAATGTGTATTTTGGGGGCGATTTTCCAGTCATTATTACTGGTGAAATTACGAATTTAGAAAATGACATGATAGAAATAAAAACTGTGGACGGCGATGTCATTTACATCAATTTCGATTACAAAGGAATACCTGATAATTTACCAATTGAAATGATTGAAATTCGAGAGAAACCGGTGGAGCCATTATCGAAAGAACAATACCAAGAACAATACCAAGAACAACAACAAGAAAGCCCTGAAATCGAAGACATAAAAAAAGAAACCATATTTGTCGACCCAGAGAAAATACAATTAAACGTTCCCATCAAAGATATCAAAGACCAATTGCGCGAATTTATTATTAAGGCTGACCAGGTAAAATTCGGCGATGAAGAATTTGGGCCCATTGTGCAATACGTGGATGTAAATGCCAAAAGTCAAAGATACAGTATTGAAACACAGGTAAGCGATTTATTAGATGAACTATTGTCTACGATTCCCAACTCCCAACGAACATCCAGAGTTCTCAATAACATTCACATTATGATAGAACGCTTCAAACAACTCAGAGAGCATTTTTCGTATTTCGATAAATATGGAAATGTAGAAGGGGCCATGGTGAAGGAAGCGACCTATAAGCCGTTATCCGAATATTTCGCCACATTCAAGTTAAACTTGTACTGGATTTTACCTGTTGTTAAAAATATCAAAAAGGTTTATGATGTGCAATATATAGACGAAGAAAACAACGATGTTGTTCAATTAGATTTAAACACGGATATTAGAAATATTTTAGAATTAATTGAAAATTACAAATCAAATGATTTTCCTATTGACCAAAATAAATACGCGGCCCTTTATACCGAGTTAAATCCGTACTTGACCCCCTTCCAATTGGTCGGCGATGAAACATCAGGGCTGATTGACGAAAAACGAGTGCTTTTTGATGTCAACACAATCGTTGATAATTTAGAAGAAATGTATTCTTCTATTTTCACTGGTAAATCCATCCGCAATAGACGATTTGTCATTCAAAAATATAATACGTCGCTTACTAAATTGGACACCATCGATTCGACTGGTGCAAAACTAGTAACCGTTCGAACAAATATATCCAATAACGATACCATGTCTATTAAATCATTTTTAACGTTGCCTGAACAAATTATAAGATTTTCAAAAATAAACCTTCCAGGAACCAGCATTTTAGATAAAGCAAATCTCAACTTGGCATTTTTAAATTATTGGCAATTACTTAAAAAGAAAACAAACGTCAATAATATTTTTGTGGATAGTTTCGAACAAGAACTGGAGTTTAATGAACAAAATTTCGCCAACAATATAAAGAATTTCGCTTTAAATTTAAGTGATGAAGATTCTAGAGGTATGCATAAAGCAGAAATATACAATAAATTCATTAAAACAATCATACCGAAAACAAGAATTTTATTTAATTTGATGAAAAAATACATCAAAGGAAAATTGTCTATTGTAGATGTCGTATCTTATTTGGAACCATTTTTAATATATACAGATGATTTAACCTTTATGCAATACAAAGAAATCGTATCTTTTATAGACGAGCAAATCTCAAAATACAATAAAGACTTTGTGGAACGTTCACGCATCTTCAAAATGATTGGGCAAAACAAAGCAAAACAAATATTAGTGCATTCCAACGCATTTTCAATCATTGATATACTGAATAAAAACCTGCGCAACGAAGTTATACACGAAGGTTATGACATGTATAATCCAGAAACCACCTTTACGAACTCGGAAATTTTACGCAAATTAACCATCCGCGACAACACAAAGTTATACACCACGGCTCTTTCGGTACAAAGTTTCCCATTAATGTTTCCGAGTGAATTTTCGAATCTTTTCGAAGAAGAAAAGAAAAAACTAGACGGTAAACTGAAAAAGGCCGACGAAGAAGACAAATGTAAAACCATTACGATTGCCAAATATTATACTTCGTTGGATGAATTACATGCGGACAGTGATAAAACCATTTATTTCGATAAAAAATACGACAAAACAAATTACGGCGTATTAGAAGAAGTGTATGGAAAAGAGGTGCTCACACTATCTTCCGAAGAATTGCGCGCGCATATTACTAAAGATTTAATGCAAAAGAAAAGATTCACTGAGACTGAAGCGGAATACCATGCAAATACATTAATCGATGGCCACAAAAAAGTAATGGACGGGCAATTTGCGCTCTTGTATAAAGGTTATAATGAAAACATCGCCAATGAAGTAGATTATTATGTTCGCGCGAATAATAAATGGGTCTTGGATGAAGAGTTGAATAAAGAAGCTCATAAAATGAACATAAATACCGACGAATCTTCCATTTTGTGTGATATGCAAAAACAATGTATAAATGTTCCAGGAAACGTCGACGACAAATGCGAAAGTGTTAAAACCGACGAACTGGGCTTACAAACCAAACTGCTCAAAGATGTAATTAGCGAATTTGATATGAAATATAAAATGTCCAAGGAAGAATTCCAAAAATCGGTTACCAATAAATTCAACTATTTTAAATCAATCATTGCGGTTCTCACCAAAATAGAAACAAATACTATGTTGAAATACAACAACCAAAAATATAAATTGGGGGCCGTTTCTGAAGAAGAGAAAACGTTGAAACCTGTGTCACCGTTTCAAGAATTATTGAATTTAATTTTAGGTCAAAAGGATTTTGTTAAAAAACAAAACGATATTGTGAAATTCACCAACACGTATACCAGAAAGGCATTGCCTGGCTTAGGTCCCTTGGGCGAAATGGAGAGCGCACACTGGTTATATTGTATTAAAACGCATGTTCCATTGTTGCCGTCCTTTAAATACGAATTAGCAGAATCCTTTGTGGTGGAGGGGCAATACGGTTATCGCGACCATTTGGAAATTGTCAAATCCAACATTGGCAAACAAAGTGACGACGGTGATTGGTGGTGTGATGAGCATAGTGGCTGGCCCATTTGTCCGACAAATTTCGATATCGAAGAAGGGTATGAAGAAGGATTCAAGGTCTCTAGTAGAGCCGTGATGGAAGAAGATGCTGGAAATAAAATTGTGTCTGGTTTGGCTGAAAAAACGGTCAAATATGATAGTCCGGATTCTCGTATGGTTCATAATATTATAAATACTCTCTCGGTTGCTATGGGTATACATGTCGAAACACAAAAAGAGTTTATCATGAACTGTGTCTTGGATTCTATTCGAAACACGGTAGAATCCGAAAGTGATTATAAGCAAATGGTAAGAGAGATGGCCGAAAAGGGCAAAAAAACCATGTCCTACAAGGACTTTTACAACACATCGCTTTTATATTATACATTGGGTATGTTCTTAATTGGGGTGCAAAGTGCAATACCGTCGATAAGAACTAGAAAAACGCATCCAGGGTGCGTGCGGTCTTTTCATGGCTACCCATTTGAAGGAACCGGCGATTTTAGTAGTTTGACTTATTTAGGTTGTGTGGCCTATGATATTAGAGAATCTGGCGAGCCATGGAATGTTTTAAAAGGGAAAAAACAAGACGCTATTATCAATAAAATAAAGAGTGTGATTAACGACGTATTATTAGCCATTCCTGATGTAAAGCGGAAATTTGAAGAGAAAACCGAATATTTATTGACGTCTCCTTCTACGGAAATTCCAGAAGAACATGATATTTCAAAATGGACCCAGTTTTTGCCGCCCTTGGTGAATTACAAGATGAAACATCTGGTGAATATTTCGCCCGAATTTAAAAAAGCGTTAATGTCGGATTTACGTTCAGGTACAATTCAACAGAGAGAAAAATTGTTGGTGATTGATTCAAAAATCATACAATTCTCTCTATCTATTGTCGAGCGAATCCAGGAAATCGTAAAGAAACACCATTTGCTGTTGCATAGTTCAGGCAATGAGCCTTATTTAGAAAACGCATGTTGCGAGACGAAAGACAATGAAACGACGGTGAACTATTTCATATCCAAGGACCCCAGAATTGCCGAATACAACCAAATTGTGACCCAATTGTCGAATATGATGGACGATATTACTAGTTATTCGGAAGGCAGTTTATTTTACAGCAATATCAATACGAAAAACAAATACCCTTCTATTCACACGGAATTTAACGAAAAAACGATATATTTGGCCTTTATTTATTTCTGTAAATTCAAATCGCTTATTCCTATACCAGAAGATTTGCTACCATTGTGTAGTGATAAACCAGATCCCGCTTTAATAAACCCCAACGACTCGGTGGAGCGCATTATTCAGAAACTGAAAGACGATGGGCGAAATTATAAAAACGAACACTTTTTACGATTGCTTCAGCTCATTAGTCAACATAATATTATAAATATTAATGTAGACCAACAAGAGGTTTCTTCTATTACCAAATTAGCCAAAACAATTGAAGCGATTGATGATGAAAATGATGAGGTGTTGGAAAAATCGTTGAGAGAACTGATGAATAAATCCATGGACTCTTTTGATATTGCTACGGAAGAATATACCAAGGAAATAAAGGACTTGAATAATTTTTTGATTCGAAACATTGAAACGATGAAAGAAGAAGTGATTGATTTTGTCCAAAAAAACAAGGGGGCGAATACCACAAATAGTTCTGTGAGAAAAATGACCAAAACGATAGAGAACTTGTCGAAATGGGCCACGGATGAATCAACGAGACATGAAATTATGAAAATTTCCGACGACAAATTGTATAATATTGTGAATTTTTATAAGAATTTCATTGAAAATTTTGTAAATATTTTTCCAAATATAGTTTTAAACAAGGTGAATTATGGTGATGTGCATATTCCAGCATATTATGGGTTTTCCGTTAGGCATTCATCGAAAATCAAAAAATGTATTGGCGACTATTATGAGAAGCTAAAACCATTTTATGGAGTGTCTACGTTGAACAATGTGTTAACCAATATACAACGCAGCGCGAAGAATTTAGTTAAAATAGCCAATTCAACCCCTAGTTTTACGAGTATCAAAATAAGCGAAGACAAAAGTATCAAACCAATATTTGACGAAAGAACGAGTCGATTCTTATTTGAGTATTATTTGTTACGTGTCTTTATTAATTATATTGAACTAGCGGATGACCCAGAAATGATTGTGGCTGAAGTCCAAAAGGAAAATGAAACGGCGGATATTTTTACCATTGAATATTTGGAAGAAGTGGAAACCAAGATTGATTTATCCGTCTCGTCTAGGGGTAAAAATGATACTAGAATATTATCTGGTAATCAAAAGCTATTGCGACAAAAAACAGCCGAATTGTTATTGGCGTTTATTGGCATTATGGATAATCAGAAAGACGCTATGGACACGTCCTACGAAGAAATCCAGGACCGCATATTCAAATTAAAAGAAACGGAAAAGAATTTAGTGACCGATAGATTGAAACGTATGACGGATGAGTTACGAGATGCGGACACGATTCTCAAAATCAACAAGCTCGGTATGTATAGTAAAGGCATGCAAAAGGGGTTAACCACATTAGACAAGGATTTCTATGATGAAGAGCAATCATTTCGAGATAAAATGACGCAGGCCGAGAGAAATATTCGTAAAAATAATGTGGATGCCAATGACGAAAACATTGATATTTTATTAGATGAGCATTTGGAACAGCAACGAGTAGAGGCGGAAATTGACGCAGAAGTATATGATATGGAGTATATGAATGAAGACTTCTTTAATGGAAATACGGATGGGGTTGGTGCACCAGAAGAAGAGGAAGACGATTTCCACCTTTAGGAAAGGTGGAGCCAAATCCACTTTTGAAAAAGTGGAGCAAACACCTTTAGGAAACCAAGGGTGCTTTACCACGTAGTGGGAAGGTTATAACGAAGTAAGAACCAAAGCTTCGCGCAATATTGTAACAAAGTAATAGCAAAAACTTTTGGTAAGACAGATTAAAATTATAATCAATTATTCAATAATTATAATTTTACTCTTCTTTCAGCGAAGCTTTGGCTCCACCTTTTCCAAAGGTGGATAAAGGTGGATAAGGATTTTGCTCTTACTTCGTTACAACTTTTTTAAAAGTGGATTTTTGGCTCCACCTTTTCCAAAGGTGGATAAAGGTGGATAAAGGTGGATAAGGATAAAAAAATTTGTTGGTAATTATATATAAGATAAAGATGAACAGAAACTATATTAGACAAAATATCACACTCATATCTATTATATTATTTATTATTATTTTTGGATTTATCCAAATAATGAAACCAGCATGTTTTTATAATAAAGACGGAAGTATTCGAGAATTTGGCATTGGCTACAAAAATAAAACAATTTTGCCTATTTGGTTATTATCTCTACTTTTAGGAATACTTTGTTATTTAGCGGTTATGTATTATATTGAATATCCTAGAATATTTTAGGATAACTGTGTTATTGAAAAAATAAATTTATTAATAAATTTATTTTTTTAGCTCCAGTTGAGGATTGAACTCAAGACCTTTACATTACAAGTGTAATGCTCTACCAACTGAGCTACTGGAGCCTATATACATGACCAATCATTAGTCACAATATAAATAGTATTTTTATCTTTAAATAGTTTAAAAGTTTATACATTTATTATATAAATGTCCTTAAATTATGAAATAGTTATACAAGAAAATAACGAACTAAAAGAAAAAATAATCAGTCTTGAGATAGAATTAGAAGAAACAAAAGAACATCTTAAAAAATATACCGCTCCTTCTAATATGAAAAAATATTATGAAAACCACAAAGAAGAAATCAAAAATAAAGTTAAGGAATATAAGAATAAAACTAATTACTATGAAAATCTTTCAGTAGAGAAAAAAAAAGAATACGCAAGACGCGCATATTTAAATAAAAAAGCAAAAATGAACAAAACAAATGAAATTAAAGAAAATGAAACTATTTAGGAATTTATATAGATTTTATATAAAAACTATATAAAAATAAAATATTTATATTAATTATAATGACTTCTGAAATAAAATTCAATGATGAGTTGTTAAATACTTTTTGTAAAGAGCACAATTTAGATATATTAGAAAAAACTGACATTTCTGAATTTAAATGTAATGTAAAATTAACTGGTAAGTGTAATACTGAAAATTGTACAAATTTTTTTAATAAAAACTTTAATACTTTATATAAAACACGGCTTTTTACTTGTAAAAAATGTACGGGTATAAATGCTAATATAAAATATAAAGAAACTTTGTTTAATAAATATGGAACTGAAAATATATGGGAAGTACCAGAAATAAAAGAAAAAAAATTGGCAACGTGCTTAAAAAAATATGGTGTAAAAAATGTGGCACAAAACAAAGAGGTAATTACTAAACTTAAACATACACAAAACGCAAACTATATTAAAAAACACAACAAATTACCTCCATCACTAAT